ATTTTCTATAGCGGGTCCTCCACTACTACCATCTATTGTAGCTTTATTACCATCAGTAATAGTAATTAAATCACTAAAGTTAGCATTGCCTTTAGGATCACTTATAATAATATTTAAAGCATCTATAGTAGTAGTCCAATCACCTTTATCAATCTTATGACTAATACCTGTTACTATTTGTAATAGTTTATTTCCAGTATTATCTGTTTTATATCCTTTAGGTAATAAATCAGGTGGAATTTTAAATAAATGTCCTATAATTAAACCACCAATGCCATCCATTGTAAGAGAGGCTTTAATAGGAATAATAGCTCTATTTTTAGTATTTGATTTAGTTACACCTTGGAAATATCTAATTATATTAGTTAAAGCATTTTTATAATCAGTAGAAGATATTTGATTTGGGGCTGTGGTATTAGATGCGGGCTTACTATCTTTATTTGGAGCAAGTAAAGATCCAATTTTTTCAATACTAACTGACAGGTTATTTTTAAGAGTAACTATAGCCGTATTAGAACTAGTATCTGAATCTCCTGAAGATATAACAGATGCTATTTTCCTAGGTATAATTCTGTCTTCTAAATTATTATTAAAATCTAGTAAAGTATTATTTTGAGATGCTTGAGAACCACCACCTCCTATTTGAGCACCTATAGCTACTAATGATGCTTGTTCTGGAAATATTTGTGATTGTATGTTATAAGATCTCACGGTAGATGATAAATTTGCCATTTCTATTTGAAATGTATTTTTATATACTTCTGATCTTGGATTAGCATCAACATAATTTACATCTATTATTCTAGCTACACTATCTTGAGGGTCAACATGTATTTCAAAAGTATTAACTCCACCAATACTTTCTTGTACTTCTTTTAATATTGCCTTAAGAAGATCATATATTTTTAAATCTTGATCTTTTGTTTGAAGGTTAGGATCAGTAGCTAATTGATATATTCTATCAATGTTAATGTATATATTACCTATTTTACCTAATTCATCTTTTTGATAATTTCCATATCTAAAATCCTCTCCAAGTCTTTTTAATTGATTTAGATAAGGAATGGCAGGAAGGGATTTTGTTGATTTTTTACCACTTTCATCTATTAGATTAAAACTAACTCCACCTGCCCAAATAGGACTAGTAATAAGACATACTGAGGGGTCTGTAGATACTTGTAAAGGATGAGCTAAACATAATAATGACCCGGTTTCAGCACTAGGAGCATACACATCATATTTATTTGGTTTTGTTGATATTTCTATAAATGGTTTTTTATTTTCATATTTGCTATCAGCACTACCTATTACAATATGGTCATTTAACAATTGAGTAAATGATTCTAAAGTGATATAAGCATGTACATTTCCTTTTACAATAGTATTATCAGGTTTTTTTAATGGTTGTTCAAATACAAATAAATTATATAATGATTTACCATCTTTAAGTATTTTAGGAGATGTAGCTTTTTCATAAGAAAATTTTTCAAGTTCACTATAGCAGAAAGAATATAATTCAAAACATAAACCTGCTAATATGTTTTTAGAATAATTTTGACCTCGTTTACCCTCAAAGCTATTGTCTGTAAAACTTAAATTAGCTACTTTAGCAATATAAGAAGCAACATCAAGTGCAGTCTGTGGTTGGTATATAGGATTTAAACCAATTAATCCTCTTTTAGCAGCAGAAGCTATATCTAATGGTACCCAGTTTGCATTTAATGATTCTAATATTTCACCTATAGAAATAATAGTAGTTTGGCACTCGTATCCACCATCCATTCTGGCTGTCCAACTATAATTTTTTACATAGCCATAAAGAGCATCATAATTACCAAAATGATCTTTTGATTTTTGAAATAAATCTTTAAATACTGTTTCTTTATCTACATTTCCATTTAAAACTCCATCATAAAAACTAATATTGTTTTTAATATTACCTTTATTATCTAAAAATGGAGTCCAACCCCATTCTATTAAAGTGGTGTATCCTGGACGCATATATAACAATTCTAAATCTTCTAATTGTTGGAGATTATGGCATGAAAAGTTAACTATTACTTCTCTTAATGAACCATATGCTGATTTAGATTTAATATCTACTGATGTAATACCAGGCATTGGTTTAAGACCTGCTGTACCTGCCGTACGAGTATTACTATTATAAGAACTTATTGAAGGAGATAAATTGGCGTATGCTTTATCTGAGGTTCCTACTCCTGATCTTAATGATTTATCAGCTCTACTATTTAATACCCCACCTAGCATAACATAATCTTTAGCTAGATCATTAGTACCATCTACATTAACTCCAGACGTCATTCTTACCCATGAACTACGAGAATTCAAGTAAATGATGTCATTAGAATTTCTCTTTTGAAGTGCCTTTTGTCTAGCGTTTAACTGCTCTCTAACAGTCTCAGTAAATGTATTTCTAAATATTGACATAACATTATCTAGTTATATTGTATTGGTTATACAATGATATAACTGAATTTATATTGGTTGGTATACGTAATTGTGTTCCTGGTTCTGGGAATAATGATCCTTTAGTAATATTATTATTTGCAACGGATATTATCCACCATAAGGTACTATCACGGTAATAAGAATAGGCTAGAGTATCAAGTCTGTCTCCTATTGTTGTAATAACATAATCATCTGTTTCAGATAATGGTACATTAGGGTAATATTTTTGTTTATAATAACGTTTACCTTGTAAAGTATGCTTTATAGTTGGATTTTCGTATCTATTCATTATTTTGTAAATTTAGTTACAAGATCTCCTATTGTTGCTGTGTTTTGAGTCCTTACACCTTCTGCAGGTGGATTAATGTAGTTGAAAAATCCTTCTCCGTTTTTATATTGAGGTAAATTGGCATGTACTATAGTGAAACTAAATGATGTTTTTATAGTCATTGCTAGTCTTTCATCAACATCCCAAGAAGCATCTTGTGGTATTTCATAAGATAAATTATTTAATATACCATATTGACCATATATATATTTTCCAATATACAACTTAATTAATACTCCACCTAACAAACCATTACCATTATAGGCACCTGCTGTTGTTGATGCTAGCTGTCCTAATGCTCTATGTTTTAGTTGTAATTCTGTTCTATTAAAGCAAGGTATATCTAAATTAAAGTTTACATTGCGTTTAAATTTACCATATGTGTAAAAACTTTCTGAGCGGCCTACATAGTTGTATTCATTCCAACTAGCATCAAAATTATCTTTGAATCCACTCATGTATGCTGAAAATACAATATCATCTAATTTAGAATCGTCTCCTGGATTTGGTTCGAAGGGGTTAACTATTCTGAATATGACACTTAGTAAATCGGCATCATTTCTAAGAAATTGGACTGTATTGTTGTATAGGGCAACACTTCCGTCATTTGTTACTATCCTAGGACCATAATATCTAGCCTTAGCTGCTTTAGGATCTAAACCTTTAGCTCTACCTTCATCAGTAACACTTGAGCTTGGAAATTGCTGTTTAATGTCTATTCGTAATAAGTCTACAGCACCTTTTAAAGCACTATATTGTCTCTTTGTTGGAGATTCAATACTACGAATTGGGTTTGAACCCGCTGGAATGTTTACTCCTGTACCTATATTATAATCAATAGCTGTTTGGTCTATAGGACCATTTTCTTTAACAAGGTCTCGTTGTTTTCTTACTGAAGCCGCTTCTGGATTAAACAAATCAAAAGATTTAGTAGTTAATTCAGTTTTAGCATTATTATAAAGATCAAATAATGATTGAACACCCTTATAATCTACTACCTTTTCATCTAAAGGATCATACTTATTAAACCCATTACTAGTAATATCAAAACGTCTAATAATTGTTCTGCCGTTACCATATATCGAGTCAGGACCACCTAAATAGTTAGCTATTTGTAAATCCTGTGGTTGTAACCCTTTAGTTGGAATATTAGTTTTGAATAATGCATTAATATTATTAATAATAAAGTTAGCACTATTTAAGAATTTTTGAGGATTTTCTACTGGTTTAATTAATTGGTTTTTTAATCCAACTAATCTATTAGTACCATTCTCATTGTTATGTTTAACAACAGCAAAATATTTTGTATTGTCATCTTGAACAGGTGTTAAACCGTGTCTATCAAAATGTCGTCCAAATGCTGTAGCTCCAATTTGAGCGATTGTATTAAATCCTTGATTATACAGGCGAGTAGGGCCCGGTATTAATTCATTAACAACGTTAAATAAACCAGCAGCTGCTGATGATATAATCCCAAATAATCCATCTCCACTGCCTCTAAATTTTTTAACTTCAAGTTTAGGATTACTGAATTGTAATTTAACTTGGCGTTGGATAAATAAAGGTCCGCGTGGTTTGTCTTTAAAAAATCTATTAATTCGTTCAGTATCAATCTGTGAGGCTCTATCTGCCGTTATAATACCACCACGAACTAAACCATCATCAGCTATTGATTGAGCTAATCTTAATGGAATTGGAGTGGTAATATAAGGCTGGCCACTATCACCGTTTCCACGGCGATCACGACCATACTTAATGGATTTTTGCGAGAACTTTCCAGTACCGCCATTATTATTTCCATTATAGTAGAAAAAGTTAGGATCGTTATTTAATAACGTTACTAGTCTTGAGCCTGCCATTTATTATTATTTCTTGGTTGGTAAATTGTTCAAATATGAACCTTTACCTGGCTTGTATTTTGAACCTAAGTCATCCAATTTTGATGGTTGTGGTTTCATACCCTCACCGCTAATTGTACGCCATTTAACAACAGGTTTACCTGTAGTTGAGTATTGGTTGTGCAATGAAGCTGGTGGGATAGGATCAACACCAAATTGTGCTGGTTTTTCACCTTTAAGTCCTAGTACCATTTTTGATAAGCTTGATAAAATTCCCATGTGTTTATGTTTTGATATAAATATTTAAAATTAAGCTAATTTATAGCCTGTGTTTATGTTTTGTGATGTACCTGTTTCCATTTGGCTACCAATAAATTTACCTAATTGAGCACCATTACCTTCAAATACAAATGTTGGTACTGGTTGAGGTTTATTTAAAATTCCTGTTAATAAATCATTGATAGTTTCTTTCATATCTTCTTTAGTAATACCATAATTAACCATTGGAGCATAAGATTTATTAATACCTAACATTTCACTAGCTTTAGGTGAATTTAATGGTATAATAGCTTCAGCACTACCTGCTTCACCTACTGTAACATCTGTTCCACCTGGAGTTGGTACTACAATACCACCTTTAGCCATTTTTGGCTTTTTTAAAGCTGCATTAACTATAAAAGCAACTGCAGCGGCTGCGGCAACCATACCAACAACAGCAGCTATTGGGTTTATTATTGAAGATGCTGCAGCTTGTGCTATTTTTTCTCCTGTTATAACACCTTCAGTTGCTGCTAGTGTACCTGCGGCTGTAACCTGTGTTCCCATAGCAACAGCTGAAGTAACATCGGCTGCAGCCCCTGCGGTTTTAGCAGCACTAATAAGGGAGAATTGAGCTGCCATTAATATTAAACTACCAACTGTTTTAGCAAGTGACAACCCAGCTATTAATGTTAATCCACCATATAACGCCCAAGCATTATTAGCAACTGTAGCTAACATGTCAGCAAAATCAATAATTGGTCCTGTAGCAAGTTTACTAATAATTTCTTGCATTTTAACCATTGCATTATTAAACTTCTCTTGTGCTTCTAATTGTTGGGATTGTTGAGTTAAATATTTTTCTAGTGTTAAGTCTTTTTGTGTTTGAGATAATTTTTCATAAGCTTTAATTTGATCACTAGTTGCTTCTTTAGCTTTATCTCCATATTTGTTAAGAGCATCTTGTTTAAATAACATATCACCTAACTGTTCAGCACTTAAACCAAAAGCTTGAGCTAATGATTGTTGAGCTATAACGTTCATGTTTGAGAAATCAGCTAATGAACCAACTTCTTCAGTAATGGCTTGAGTTAATTCTAACTGGTTGCCTGTTAAAGCAGCATAACGGGCTCTTTCTAGATTTAATTGTCTACCTGTTAATAATTCTGCTTTTAATTCATTTTCAATTGATGTTTCAAAATTTAATAATGATTCACCAATTTGATTTATTTGTTGTAAATTAGTACCTAATGCTTTTGCTTGAAAAACAGCTTTAGCTAAAGCATCTGGATTACCCTGGAAACGAAGTAATATTAGTGAACTTAATTTAGATACTTCTTGTAGTGTTTGTTTAGCACTAAGATGTATATTAGCTGCTTTACCAGCATATAATGCTGATTTAAGAAGACTGCCTTCATATTGTTCTAAAGTAACTCCTGTAGTTTTAGAAACTAAATCTAATTTAGTAGCTTCATCTGCTGTTAATCCTACTATTCCTGTTAGTTTAGAAAAAGTAGCTAATTCTTCTTTAGAAAATCTAACAGTAATACCTAATTGTTCTGATAGGTCAGTTTGGGCTTTTATTAATCGTTCAGCATTAAGATAAACGTCGTTAGTTGATACAGCAAAATCTACAAATTCTTTTCTTAAACCTTCAGCTTCTTGTTTACTAACACCTAAAGAATTAGCTAATTGAGTTATTTGTTTATCTGCTTTAAAAGCTAAAGTAATAAACGTAGTTAAAATAGTAGTTGGATCTGTTATTGATTTAATAAGGCCAGATCCCATTTCTTTAGATAATATAACTAAAGATTTAAATCTAGTAGACAAGTTATCAGCTTGTTTAATAGCTTTTTGTCTTATTTTATATTGTTTATCTTCAAGATCTAAAATTTTCTTATTAGCCGCTTCAATTTCTTCTGCACTACTTATTTCACCTATAAGTATTTTATCTTGAAGTGATTTCTTTTGTATTTCTAATGCTAAAAGATCTTCTTGTATTTTTTTATTAGTTAAAGCACTTGTAACTACTTTTTTATTATATTCTTCAACAGAAGCAATAGCATCATTTATATTTAAAAATTGAGATAAAGAACCACCAAACTTAGCTATAGTCTTAGCAGCACTAGTAGCTATACCACCCATGTCTTCTCTTACCTTAAATATGCTTTTAGATAAATCAAGTTCTTTTTGTAATGTAGGTATTAATCCTTCAGTCTGATTAATTTCATTTAATAAAGATATTTCTTCTTTAGCTTGTTTTAATCTAGCTTCTTGTTGTGCATTTAATCCTTCTTCTGATTTTTTTCTAGCCTCTAAAGTTGCAATTACAGATTCATTAGTTTTTCTACCTGCTTCTAAACCATCTTTAATAATACTAAATTCTTCTGTTTGAATTTTAAGACTTTGACCTAATTTTTTAAATTGCTTATCAGATAAATCTAAATTTCCTCTTTGAAAATAATTAATATTTTGAGCAATATCAGAAAATGCTTTAAAAATATTTTTACCATCTTTTAATAATATATTTTGTCCTTTTAACTCGGCAGTAATGCTTTTAAAAGATCTATAAATATAATCAGCATTATCTATAGTATCAGATAATTCTTTATTAATCTGTGCTAATAATTTTTTTAATTCTTCTACATTATCACCTGCTTTATTAAAAGCTTCAGCAAGGCTATATCCGAAACCACTAGCTTCTTTAAGCTTTTTGTTAGCTTCTTCAATCTGTTTTTTTAATTCTTCTGGGGTTAATTCAGCCATAGTTTAGTATTGCGCCGTATAAATATTAAAAGCGCCTATTTTTTAGGCGCTTTATTCGTTGTATATGTTGGTTGTTTTGGAGCAATGGCTGGTCGCGATAATTCCTTGTTATTTTTATTTTGCAATAAGTTTTGCGCCTTATTGTTTTCTTCAGCTATTTTATCGTAATGCTCCTTTAATGTTTCAAATGTAAATCTACGTAACCAAATTGGCATATTATATACTGTAGTCCAGTCATAACCACCCTGGCCATTAAATATAATTTCGTGGATTTGTTTGAATAGGAATAACCTATACTCTTGCGTCAGGCCAAAAAAAGTTAAGACCAATAGGAATGTCTATGCCCTCCCCAACATAGGTTTCATCTTCTGGTTTGTATTTTAAGTCAATGTCTGGGGATGATTGGCTATAATATTCACGTAGTGCTCTAGCGTCAGGTGCTAATAGATAATTATCAACAAAATCACGGATATCTTTTTGATCACGTTGACCATTAATTGATGTTATGATATGCTTCATACGAGTTGTCATATCATATGATCCTAATGGATTAATTTTTTGCATACCCTTAATTTCAGCTTCAATCTTTTGTTCGTCACCATGTGTTAATAACTTAAAGGTTACTGTATTTTGGGATTTAGGTAGTGTAAAAGTAAATTCGTTGCTTCCAGCCTTAAATAAGCTATAGTTAACTTCTTTTTCACCCAATGTAGTTAAATCAATTGTAACTTCTTTCCCATTATAACTAACAGCATAATCTTTACCATAACCTAAAATACGAGCTGCAATTAATATTGCATTTTTATCACCAACTAATAATTCATTATAATCAATTGGGGTAATAATAAGTGCTTGTAATAATTTATCGATTACTGTACCATTTCTTAAATAGTTAGCATTAGTAAGAATATCTTCTTCCTTTGCTGTCATATATTTCATTTCAATTTCACCTTTAGATAGTGGTGATTCTTTTGGATACAATAAACCTTTGGATGGTAATGTAACTTGTTCGGTTGGAATTTTAAATTCTGCCATATAACGTTTTTATTTGTGTATATATAAATATACGACAAAGAAAGGCATCTGCCAAAGCAGACGCCTTCTTTATAAAGAATATTAAAATATCTTAGAAGTTCAATACGCAATAATCCATAGCGATTGAAACACTCAAGTTGATTGCTGCATCGTTAGCCCAATCGTATTCACCGAATGTAGCTGTCTTTACATAAGCACCTTTAATGATCCACTCACCTACGATATCGCCTACTGGGCCTAAAATATCTAAAGTTAAGTCTTTTTTATAAAAATCAGAATAACCATCACGACCAGTTACTGATTCGTGTGCTAAACGAGCCCATTCCATTACTGATTGCGCACCAGATGGAGTTACAGGATCGTATAATCCTAAAGTCATGTCATTCCAACGAACTTTACCTTTTACTTTACGGTAAACGTTGATATGATCTAATATGATTTCTCCTGCTTCAAATCCAGGTGCTGTTGCACTCTTGATCAAGTATGCTGGGATACCATCTATGTACATAATGAAACGATTCTGAACTTTTGGTTCAAAAGCGGTGAACATTATTTCGTTAGCGTCTAATACTGCCATTTTATGTTAAATTTAATTGCTATTAATAAATATTAAGAACCACATCCCCTTATGCAGGGAATGTAGCGCCTGTTGGTAATACGTTAAAGTTTAAGATGATAAATTCAGCAGTTTTAGTTGGTTGGATATAGATCTGACCTACTAATTGGTTTCTATCGATTACATCTGGAGTATTGTTCGTATCGTCCATTACTACTTTGTAAGCGTATAAACCTTGTCTTTGTACTACTGATTCTAAGTAAGGGTTAACTTGAGCTAAGAATCTATTTCTTGTTGCGTTTGTATTTTGTTCGAATACTAAATTGTTACCTACTTGACCAATGAATCCTTTCAATGCGATTAATAAACGACGAACGTTTACTCTATCTAATGAAGTTTGTCTACGTTGTAATGTCTTTTGACCAAATACTACAACACCTTCTCCAGGGAATGTAGCTAATGGGTTAACATTTGCACTGTATAATGTATCACGATCTGCTTGAGATAATTTTCTTTCAGCTCTTAATACTGATGGAACACCACCTCTGTTTAAACCAGCTGGCGCGAACCATTCAGCACCAACTTGATCGTTGAATGCTAATACACCACCAATTACTGTTGTTGGAGGACACCATACATTCTTACCTAAGTTAGAGTTGAATAATTGAACCCAAGGGAAATAACATGCGGAGTAGTTGCTAGATTGACCAGCAGCGTTGAATGTAGATTGGTTAACTGAAGTACCATAAGCACCAGCAGAAATAGGAGCAAATGCATCACCTCTACCTTCTACAGTTGAAATAAAAGTAGTTGCAGCAGCACTATCTAAACCTACAGCTGGAGCTAATAATACATTAAATTGATATTCATCTTTATTTGTTAATAAAGCGAAAGCTGTATTGTAATCAGCAACTGCATATCCTTCCATATTAGAAGGTGTAATATATTCATTCATTTTTTGCTCTGCTGTTGTTGCA